AGTTCCCTTCTCCGTCAATCGAAACAAAGATCCTTAATAACCATATGACTAAATTTGGTGTAGAGGATACAGACTTCGTAGAGAAACTTATTACATGGGCTGACATTATTCGTAAGACGTTTTACGACGAAGGCGTTGATGAAGTTATTTCAACTCGTAGGTTATGTCACATTGCTCAAACCTTCTCAATTTTCAATAATAGAACGAAAGCAATAGATCTATGTATCGCAAGGTTTGATGAAGATACTAAATCTGCTTTCTTAGATCTATACAGTAAAGTTGATGGTGGGGTAGTAACCATAGATGGTACAAATGAAACAACACAGGAAGCTTCATATGAGTAAAATCGAATACAAGTTTAGAGAAGATGAATTGATTGCTGAGTTTGGCGATTATATTAATCAAACTTATGGAGGTCACTATGGACAAGGTGGCCTTCAATCATCTGAAGTAATCATTGACCGTGGTCATGGCATTGGTTTCTTCTTAGGAAACGTAGACAAATACAATGGTCGCTATGGAAAGAAGGGTGAAACACCTGACGACTATCGTAAAGATTTAATGAAAATTATTCACTATGGTTTCTTAGCATTATATGAACATGACCGCAAAAATAAGTGAAATAAACGTTTACATTATGGCAAAACTATGTTATAATATACTATCAATTAATAAAGGCACAATATGAAAATCTCAAGTGAAACAATCAACATCCTGAAAAACTTTTCAGGCATTAACGCAAATCTGGTATTTAAGCCAGGTAAAGAACTCAAAACTCTTTCAGAAGCTAAAACTATTATGGCAACTGCTTCAACTCTAGAAGACTTTCCAATAGAGTTTGGTGTATATGATCTCAACGAATTCTTATCTTTGTTTAGTCTTATGGATCAACCTAATCTTGATTTTAGTGATAAGTTTTTAACTATGTCAGACGGCTCTCAAAAGATTAAGTATTTCTATTCAGAAATCGATATTCTTACTCAGCCTACTAAAGACATTAACATGCCGGATTGTGAAGTTGTACTTGATATCTCATCTGATAATTTAGATAAGATTCGAAAAGCAGCTGCAGTTCTTGGTCATTCTGAATTAAGTTTTAAAAGCGACGGCGGCAGTGTAGTGGCTTGCGTATTTAATGAAAAAGACGCTACAGCAAATACTTTTGATATTGACCTAGGTACAACATCAGAAGAAACCTTTAATTACGTATTTAGTATTTCTAATTTGAAAATGCTACAAGGTGATTACAAGGTATCGATTTCATCTAAGCTAATCTCTAATTGGAGAAACGCTGATAATCCTTTGGATTATTTTATTGCTTTAGAGAAATCATCAAGTTTCGGTGTATAAATAACTATACACAAAAAAGAATTAACCTTGTTATGTTTATATAATAAGGATAATGTGGAGATTGCTGAATTATCGGGATCTCTTAAATTAGTCTAAACCCGGAGAAATACTATGACTGAATTACAAGATAAAGTCCTTCCACAAGAAGGCACAGAGGAGCAACAAGCTCCAAACCTATCCTTACAGGATATCTCAACTTTCGTACAGATTATCGATATCTGTTCTAAAAGAGGTGGTTTTGAAGGACAAGAAATGGAAGCTATTGGTGGCTTACGAAACAGAACAGTAGCATTTCTAAATGCTGCATCTGCAGAGCAAGGCGAGAAAGCTCCAGAAGGTATGGTACCAGCAGGCGCTGATCTTCCGGAAGAAGTTGAAGGCGATATCGTCTAATACTGAATTAGCTTATCGCGGAGGTAGCTCCTCCGCATTTTTATTAATTTTATTATGAAGGATATATTATGGATCGCAATGAATGTGCTCGTTTAATCGAAGCATTACAAAAAGGTACTGTTACAGTAACCTTTCAAAAGATTGACTCAGGTGAAGTACGAGTCATGCCATGTACTCTCAACGAAAAACTGTTATTAGCTAACGATCAAAAAACTGAAATTAAATCAATTAGTCCAGACAGCGCGCATTTGGCTGTATGGTCTATTGACAAAGACGCTTGGCGATCATTTAGAGTTTCAACTGTTCTTGGTTGGGAGGTACTTTAATGTCAGAGTTTCTTTGGGTTGAAAAATATCGTCCACAAAAAATTCAAGATTGTATATTACCTAAACACATAAAATCAACCTTTGAAGATATTGTTAGAGGAGGTGACCTACACAATATGCTTCTTACCGGCACAGCCGGTCTTGGTAAAACTACAGTCGCGAAAGCTTTATGTAACGAACTTGATTTAGACTTTCTCTTAATCAATGGATCTGAAGAGTCTGGTATTGATACATTGCGTAATAAAATTAAGCAGTTTGCGTCTTCTGTTTCTCTCCAGGGTGGCTACAAAGTAGTCATCTTGGACGAGGCGGATTACCTAAACGCTCAATCAACACAACCAGCATTACGTGGTTTTATTGAAGAGTTTAGTAATAACTGCAGATTTATTCTTACATGTAATTTTAAAAATCGTATCATTGAACCACTACATTCTCGTTGTACTACAATCGAGTTTAACGTTTCTAAAAAGGACGCAGCACCACTATGTGGGCAGTTTCTCAAACGATGTACTAACATTCTAAAAGATGAAGGTATTAGTTATGACGAAAAGGTAGTTGCTGAATTGATTATGAAACACATGCCAGATTGGCGTAAAGTTCTTAACGAACTTCAGCGTTATGGCAGTAGTGGTAATATTGATACTGGCATTCTTGTATCTTTATCTGAAGTTTCTCTTAATGATCTTATGATCCACTTAAAAGAAAAGAACTTTAAAGGTATGAGACAATGGGTAAGTAATAATATTGATTCTGAACCAGCAGCAATTTATCGTAAAATTTATGATAATATGAATGACTATATTGATCCACAAAGTATACCTCAATTGGTACTTATTTTGGCTGATTATCAATATAAGAATTCATTCGTTGCTGATCATGAACTTAATACTGTTGCTTGTCTTACTGAAATAATGGCTGGGGTTTCGTTCAAATGAACCCTTTTGAATATTTAAATGCCATTAACACAACCAAAAAGGATTTGATGGTTGATGATGTATCAGAAAAAGCGTACAGTCCATTTATGGTAAACCGTGGACTGTCGTATTTTCCTGATACAATCCTCTACGCAAATGAGATGAATTTGAATCATCACATTGACAGTCGTCTTCAGTTCGATTTTCTTATAAATATAATTAAGAAGAAACGAAGGTTTTCAAAATGGGCTAAGCCTATGAATATAGAAAACCTAGAGCTGATAAAAGAATATTATGGATATAGCAATGAAAAAGCTAAATCTGTTCTGTCATTACTAAACGATGATCAAATTAACGAATTGAAGACGAGGATTTACAAAGGTGGAAAACGAAAATAACGCAGAAGTCCAATGGACTCCAGTATCTATGCTAGAAATTACTCTTAATGAACCTGATGATTTTTTAAAGATTAGAGAAACATTAACGCGAATTGGAGTAGCTTCTAGAAAAGATCAAAAGCTATATCAGTCATGTCACATTTTGCACAAACAAGGTAGATACTTTATTGTGCATTTCAAAGAACTGTTTTTATTAGATGGTAAACCTTCTAATTTATTGCTTAATGATATTCAACGTAGAAATACAATTGCTACGCTACTATCAGACTGGGGACTAGTTACTTTCGTTACTCCAGACCAAGCAAAGGATATTGCGCCATTACGACAAATTAAAGTTATTCCCTATAAGGAAAAATCTGAATGGACTCTATGTCCTAAGTATAATATAGGAAATAATAATAATAATGGAAAAGAAAATTATGAAGTCCGGAAGGATTAATAAAATTTGTAATAAATATTTATAAACGGACATAAAATGTCGTATAAATAATAGTGGATGCCGAATTGGTCGGGTCCATTTTTTAACCTTGCTACATGTAGGAGGAAACACACATGGTAAGAAATACTACTATGAACGTACCGCGTTCACTATTTATTGGGTTTGAGCCCATACTAAATGAACTTGAGAGAATCCACTCTGCTGGAAGATCACAAGACAATTATCCACCCCACAACGTTGTAAAAATCGATAATGAACATTTCATTATTGAATTGGCTGTTGCTGGATTTACGAATGATGATATTAGCATCGAAGTAAAGGATGGAATTCTATTAGTTAAAGGCGAAAGCTCTAGTGATGATCGTGAATACGCACACAAAGGTATATCATCCCGCAAGTTCGAGAAGTCCTTCCGACTCTCCGAATTTGTTGTAATAGGCGGGGCTGATCTTGTGAATGGGATACTTGTGGTTAACGCCAGAGTCGAAGTTCCAGAAGAGAGGCGTCCTCGGAAGATCGAAATCGGATCGACTGGGACATCAACGAAGAAGGGTTTACTCAATGAGTAATTCCGGTGAGCAGCGAAAACCCAGTGGGTTGTAATAAACTATCTACTGGAGTCAAACTATGGGTTACATACGTAAGCACAAGCATGGCATTAGATCTGGATTCGAAGCAACTGTAATAATGGCGTTTATATTCTCTATATGCCCCACTATTGTGATACTTGCTTCGAGTGCATATTATCTATAAGCCACTTTAAATAAGACGGGAGGGAGTGATCCTTCCCAACTTTTTAAAAATAAACCTTTACATTATGTCCAAACTATGATATAATATACTCTATTATTCGATATGGTTATACTATGAAATTTTACACATCTATCTCACGCTATGGTAATAATCTTCTTTACAGAGGTTATAGCAATGGCAAAAAAATTCAAACAAAAATTAAGTACAAACCGACGTTTTATGTCAATACACCTAATACTACACCATTTAAAGCTTTAGATGGTACAAAAGTTGCGCCTATCAAATTTGAAGATATGCGTGAAGCTAAAGATTGGCTAGCAACAAACCAACATACTGCTGGCCGACATATTTACGGTAACAACAAACATATTCCAGCGTATATCAATGATGCATTCCCTGGCAATATTAAGTTTGATCGTAACCTTATTAACGTAACAACAATCGATATTGAAGTACAATCAGATGCTGGCTTTCCTGAACCAGAACATGCAGCTCATGAAGTAACAGCAATCTGTATGAAAAACAATATTGATAACACATTCTATGTCTGGGGTCTTAAAGACTATGACGTAGAAAAAACATACATGACAGAAAATCGTGTAGTATACGAAAAGTGTATGACCGAATCAGAACTTCTATTAAAATTCATTGCTCATTGGTCTTTACCATCTCAATGCCCAGATGTTATTACTGGTTGGAATTCACGATTCTTTGATATACCATACCTTGTTAATCGCATTATTAAAATCCATGGTGAAGAGTTTGTTCGTAGATTATCTCCCTGGGGTTTGATTGATCGTCGTGATGTCAATACAATGCAGCGTAAACAGTGCGCTTATGAAATTCAAGGTATCGCTCAAATGGATTACCTTGATCTATTTCGTAAATTTGGTTACTCGTATGGTCCACAGGAATCATATAAGCTTGATAATATTGCTCACGTAGTACTTGGAGAACGTAAGCTTTCTTATGAAGAATATGGTAACCTTCACACTCTTTACATACACGATCATCAAAAGTTTATTGACTACAACATTAAAGACGTAGACTTAGTAGATCGTTTCGAAGATAAGATGGGTCTTATTACATTAGCTCTTACTATGGCTTATCGTGGTGGTGTTAACTATGGCGATGTTATGGGTACGACTGCTATATGGGATTCTATTATCTTTCGTAATCTACATGCAAATAACGTTATTGTTCCATTTGCCGAAGAAAAGTTTAAATCACCATATCCAGGTGGCTTTGTAAAAGATCCACACGTTGGAATGCACGAATGGGTTGTTTCTTTTGATTTGAACTCACTGTATCCATCAATCATTATGCAAAATAATATGTCTCCTGAAACTATTATCAATGGTAAAGTTGCTAATGTTACTGTTGATAGTCTTCTAAGTGGGGATGTTAAACCTAAGCTTGAAACTAATGAATGCGCTTCAGCGTCTGGTCAGTATTTTACTACTGATGAACAAGGCATCTTACCAAAAATCATTGACGAAATGTACAGTGAACGTGTTGTAATCAAACGTGCAATGATCAATGGGCAAAAAGAACTTGAAAAGGTTGACAAAAATAACAAACAAGAATTGTATCGAGTTCAACGCGATATCAACATTGCAGAAAATCAACAAATGTCTATTAAGATTCTTCTAAACAGTCTTTATGGCGCACTTGGTAACAAGTACTTTAGATTCTTTGATCAACGTATTGCTGAAGGTATTACTTTATCTGGCCAGCTTACTATTCGTTGGGCTGAAAAGGCTATCAACGAATATCTCAATAAGATTCTTAAAACTAAAAAAGACTATGTTATTGCTATCGATACAGATTCTGTTTACGTAGTACTTGATGATCTTGTTAAAGCTGTTAGTCCTAATAATCCATTGGAATTTATCGATACTGTTTGTAAGGAAAAGCTTGAAACTGTTCTTGAAGAAAGCTATGCTGATTTGTTTAAAGTTATGGGTGGTATCGAAAACAGAATGGTTATGAAACGTGAAGCAATCGCTGATCGCGGTATCTGGACAGCAAAGAAAAGGTATATCCTAA